TGTAATTCATCAGTTTCGTCTGAAGCGTCAACTAGTGCTGCTTCAGTTGTTTCTACTTCTGCCAATGCTTCTTCAGCAGCTTCTTCGGCTTCAGCTTCTTCGGCTTCGGCTTCGTCAGCTACTTCTTCAGCTTTGGGCTTCATTCTTGCTTCTTCCTCTTCGTCTTTCTTCATCTTCATGGCCTTTTCTTCTTTCTTGGTGGCCACTTTCTTCATGGCAGCAAGAATGGTTTCAAAGGTTTCATCATCAAGATCTTCGTAAGAAGCAATGGATTCTTGAGCTTCTTCAGCTTCAAAACCAAGGTCAAGCAAAGCAGCAGTTCTTGCTTCTGCCTTCTTTTCCTTCTTCATTTTCTTGAGTTCTTCCATCTTGTCCTTCATTTCTTCTTCGCTCTTAGCGATTGATTCTTGAAGTTCAGTAACAGAAGCTTCCTTTTCGGCTAATGAAACTTCTAGAGCTTTGATTGCTTCTTCCTTTTCGCCCAAAGCGGCTTGAAGTTTAGCGATTGACTCTAGGGTTTCTTTTGATGCAGCTTCGGCAATTTCAGCGCGAAGAGCTTTATTTTCTTCTTTTGCAGAGACTAGCTCACTTTGTAACTCAGCAAGCTGCTTCTCTAAAAGATTATTATATGACATATCATGATCTCCTTTAGGAAAACTAGTTAAAATATCTGAATTAGAACTTAGAGAGAAAGCTCTGCTAGAATCAAGAATAACACTTCTTGGATTTGCTGGCTTAGACACAAGACCCTTGCCAGAAAAAGAAATATCTCTTAATGATCTACCAATTTTGTAGCCTTCGTATTCTCCAGTACCACCATAGGCTCTTAAGTGCTTAGTAAGAAATGCGGAACCTTCATTTCGTTCTAAAAGTTTCGCAGTACCTTTACCGTCTACTAAAGCATAATCAAATCCTGAAAAAAGACATTCCATTGAAACAAACCATTTGCCTTCTTCTATTTCGGCAATAATTTGATTCATCCTATCCCTGTTCTCGGGATCCGTCCAGCTATTATACAACACAGCCTCGGTGATAATATCAAAATCAGTCGGCTGAGTATCATCTTGTATGCGGTTTCCTTCTTTGTCTACCACATAGCTTCCAGTAATATGCCCAATGATATCATTCTCATTGTGCATAAAATTGAATTGTTTGTCTTCTGGGGTGTTCCTTGCTGCCCAAGTTGCAGACGCTTCGAAAACGTCATCATTCTTGTTCCAACCAGTAGAAACTAAAACAGAGGTTATGTAATATAAATCTATTTGTTCGGGGTTAGCGTTGGCGGCTTTAATTTTATCAACAGCAACACTTAATTTATTATCAAGATCTTGATCAGATGAACTATCCCTTGACATTAATGCGGCTGGTACACAGTAAGCTACACTCGCGCTAGACTGCACAAGCGGAGCTATCCCGTCTTTAATTTCGCTTGGATATATTTTCATTTTTACCTCTCATCAAGATTATACACAAAAGATTAAAAAAAATGTGTATTACCTAAGATTATCCTCGACGAAAAGACCAACCACGTAAGTTCGATAATCATCGATAGACATATTGTCTATATTTATATTATTATCATTCAATGTATTCATGAACGAAGATTTCGCCCTAGATCCAGACTTAAGGTGTGAAAGAATGTCTGATTCGTTGATATCTTGGTAAGATTCTAAATTGGTAAACACATCTAATTTAAGCTGCTCTAGCTCTTTTGTTTGAGATTTAGTCAGTTGTCTTAGATTCTTTTTGTTGTGACACTTGATGTAAGCGTTCGTTAAAACTTCTGACACAGTTCCCCAAGCTTGATCTGACCACAGCAAAAGACTGGCAACTCCCGGATTAGATTTTGGAGTATCCACTCTCTTTTTTCTAGGACCATCATCCTGTTTATTCTGAGGTCTTCCTGAAGGTTGGATATTTTGAGGTTTGTTTTTTTGCCTAATTTTCTCTTGCTTTTCGTTGATCTGTCCCTGCTTTTCTATTTTCTTCATATCCTGATTGAAATTTGCATTGTGAAAAGGACTGGCTTTCTGAGGGCCAACGGTATCTCTTTTGGTTAACTCTCTCTTGAGTCTAATGTTTTCTATTTGTGGTATTTCTTTAAATCTCTCTAGTAATGTTTCATGACTAATAATATCTCTGTCAGCAAGTTGAATAAGTAAGTTCTTTTCCGCAGCCTCGTCAGATAAGGTCATTTGATCAAATTGTATATGAGCCTTATACCTAAAGCCCATAGCTTTTCTAACAATTTCTAATTCTTTCTCCCAGAAGCGGACAAGTTGATCTCTACCATATTGTAATCTTTCTAGTAGCGTTTTCAGGGAGATGAAGTTATTTGTAAAACCTCCACCATTTGAAGCCATACCAGTTAAAGTTGGAGGAACGCCAAGTCCAGCGTAGATACTATTAAGTACGGAATTGTATTTCTCTGAACCCAAGAACTTGTACACTTCACTGTGCGACTCGGTGAAAGATAACTCTGGACCCCAAACAAGTTCCATAGTACCTCCACCAACATTGCTAGAAAGAATATCTCTTAGCTTATTGATTGCAGCCTTATTTGGTAAGATTTTATGATCTAAGCTACCAAGAGTCCAGAGTCTGATGTTTGAAATAGCTCCATCAAGAGCGGACATATCTGCTAGTCTCATTTTTTCAAGCATTACAATATCGTCAAGGATAGCATAAATCATAGGATTAGCCCACTGCCTCCAGTCGTCCTTTTTGTAATAATGTATACTAAGACGTTCTGGATCTAATGGAATATCTTTTTCTCCACGAATTAAGCTCTGCTTGATCGCTGGAGGTAGTGTTTCTAAGACATGATTGGGGATATCGCCAGCTTTGAATTTATCGAAAAAAGAGTTGGTTGTTATTGTGTAATTCTGCAAGCCCATGAATAGAGATAGATTTCCGTCTTTCATTTTTACTGTAAGGGGATTGAAGAAATTATATCTCCAAGGTATTTGGTTAGCAGGAGCGTTTGGTACTTCAACTTTAATATCGCTAGCAAGTGTTTTCATATAGTTTCTTAGCTGTGGCGTAATATTGGCATAGCTGCGATATATTATTACATTTCCAGTTTTATAAAGATTATTCAAAAAACGCTCTGATCTTTCCTTGCCGTTAATACTCCTAAACCACTGCTGATAGAATTTTTCAACACTTTTGTCTCTATGTACAATCTGAATGCCTTGACTGCCGAAATCTCCCATGAGATCAATGATATTTCTAATAATACCAACTTTATCATAAGCATCCATGCACATTTTAATAATGCGTCTCTGCTGCTGCGGCACAGCTTCATCTGGCCTGAAAGCATAGTAATCACTAGCTAGAAATCCGGGTTTTACGGATCTGTTAGGCTCAATATCTATGAAATGACGAAAATGGTTTCCCTGAGCTTTTGGTAATCCTGCGTATGCGTCTACACTATCCTTGAATTTAGACATAGCTGTTTCTTTGCTTAATTGATCGCCGTCTTGCCAAGTTATCATATCTTCATTGCTCATGATTACCTCAATTGGAATGTAGTTGGAATGTATATGTATTAATACACATCTTTCATATTATCTGAGAACCAGCTTGGGCCAGTATACATATTTTCATTAGTCTTTGGCATATAACCACCGGTAGCAAAACCTCCATAAAATTCATAATCAGCCTGAGTCGGAGTTCGTTGTAAGACTCTAGCGGCCATATTTGCCATTAGTAGAGCTGAATATCTATCTTTTCTTATTTTACTTTTTTTTCCAGTTCCTACAACAACTTCTGGTGTATCCCACCTATCTCTACCGGCAGTGGTTTGCGTCATTTGTATCATTGCTAATTCGTCTTTTAGTTCCTCTATATCTAACACGCACTCTTCTAGAGTATCAAACATTCGGCTTTTTAAGCCGTCTTCGTGTTCAGAAATAGATAAAGTTAAGGAGTCGAAAGCCGGAAATAGTAGAGCTTTATCTTCAAAGTCTTTTCTCATTCCATGATTAGATTCAGCTAACCAATCGTACTTAGCGAATTGGCACATTTCTAAAATGTGTAAGCCTCTTTCGTCGTCTGTGTCTTTTGGTTTATTGTCATCTATTGTTGGCCATATCTCGACTTCTCCCGGCTGTATTTTATCTTTATCGTGTAAAGATTCCATAACAGCCACACCGCCACCCTGAGCGTCCATAGCTATGTGTATGCATGGAAAAAGCTTCATTAAATCTCTTATCTTTCTGGCACAGTATGAATAAAAGTCTGTTTCTGTAGAATAGCCACGCTTAACCTTTTCTTTGTGTTCTGATCTAGTGGTTGTCCAGCAGTGAACAATTCTTCTGTGCGTTGGGTGTATCTCTAAAACTACAATACTAAAATTATCAACTTCAGAAGCTGGGTCAACGCCGAATATATATCTTTTATCCTTATTGCCCATTAACACGGCTTCAAAATTTATTGGGTTGTTATTGCTATCTTTTATGAATCCCTCATCTGAAACAACACAAGATTCTATTAAAGATCTCTTGAAAAACCCTTGACTATCTCTGGTAAAGCAAGCTCCATATTCCATTTGATAAATACCAGTATGAACAGTAGCCTTAGAACGTGCAACTTGATCAGCGTCCATAAAACCTTTAGGTAAAAGCTCATAGGGCATACGGATAATAGAATACTGAGTCCAATCAAAACTTTCTGGTGGATCTTCACCAAAAATCTCTCTAAGTCTAGCTGGATCTCCTTGGCTCTTTATGATGGATTTCCATTTTTTCCAGTAAGTGGCGAAATGATTAAAATCATAATAAGCTGTTCCAGATAAGATGATTTGATTGTCTTTCTTGACTTCCCTCTCTTCTATTTCAAGTTTTACTCCAAGTTCGCTTGCTTTCTTCTGAGCCGCTAAACGCTTTACATTTTCGATAGGATCTGCACTAACAGCGGCAAAGCCAGCAACAACGTTTTCGAAAATTTCTCTAGGTATAGAAGCAAATTCGTCAGCAATAATATCGTTTGCTCTTTGACCTCTGATCTTTTGACCATCGCCCAGCGGGAGACATGTGACAGTGCTATCGTTTAAGCGCAGCGTACATCTATCAGTATCTCTACGGGGACCACTATCTCCGTCACATATATCTCTGAGCATAGGAGAATTGCGCCATATTGTCTCCATGTACTCAAAAAGAACCTTAGACTGTCTGAATGCCGCACCAACCACAACTACCTTTCTGCGGGGCAGTATAAGCGCCCTAAGTACAGCATATAGCGAAAGCATAAATGATTTACCAAAACCTCGACTAGCGATAAGCATTGGGAATTTTCTATTCCATATTTCTTGTAAGAATAGGGACTGTGATGGTAGTAATTGTATGTTAAGAATATGTTGAGTTATAAAAGATAGGTACTCGGGCCTAGTCATTAACCAAGCAAGTTTTAAATTAAAATCATCTTCAGTAACGCTAAGTAATGACATAGGATTAAACAGATCTGTTTCTACAGAATCTAATCCAAGCCAAGCTTCGTCAATTTTTTTTAGTTTAGATTTTGCCATGAGTTTATAACAGAGTCTGCGAAACCATAGTAAACAGCATCTTCAGCGTTTAGATACCAGTCTCCAGATTTCAATTTTCTGAATAGGAAAGATTTAATTTTTTCTTGGTCTGGTTTGGGTCCGTACTTTTCTTTAAAATATTTACCAGTTATGCAGCTTTGTGAGTAAATGTCAATCATTATGTCACAAATATTTTTCTCGTACTTAACCCAGTTTTGCACATTAAGATAGTCCCCGCCAGCGTGGGTGCTTCCGAAGTGAGACATAAAATAAGTATTTGGAGTTATTAGTCTTTTATCAGCAGCTTGAAATATTATACTGCTCATTGATTCAGCTTGACCATAAGCGATAATTGTGATATGGCATTGAGACATTGTGATTGAGTCATAAATCGCCATTCCGTCAGGCCATTGCCCACCAACGCTTTGCATGTGGATTGTAATTGGTTTATCGGACTTAATCTCCAAAGCACGAAGATTCTTTATGAACGTGTTAGACATTTTGTATTCAACGCCCGGATTCTCATCATCTCCAGAAGTGTAGTAATTATGAAGGAATATCTCCCTTGTGTCTAGGTTAGCGCCATAGTTATGCAAATCATAGAGGAGATCCTTATCATTGTTGTTCATCTTATGTCTTTCTCCCGATAGTATACATTTCGTTAATCCGCTTGAAAATGCTGCTAACAGCAAGGAATGCTGTATATTTGTCTCCGCAGAAGAGTAC